CGCACGTTCCTTCTGCGCCTGCGGGATAAACTCATTATCGTCCATACCCATTCCAGTAAGCGACCACCAACCCTCGCGCTTCTGCTGTCCAAGGCGAGTGATTCGCATATAGTACAAGTGAGAAGGGGAATCAACCTCAGGAGTAGCGATAAGGTCAAGGCATACCCCATATCTGATAAGACGGGAAAGAATCTTCGCGCCAAGCTCTTCGCGTAAGTGGAGCGACTGTGAACATTCATCGTATGAAATGAAACCAAACTGCGCACCCGCGAGAGAGGATGCTTGGTCTTGACCAGTCGGCACGGAATACATAACGCTCTTGTTCGAGAAACGAATCTCACCAAGGTTCACATTGTCGCCCGCAAGGAAGTTCTGCATAAGCGGCGACAACTCGTTAAGCCGCTTCTTTCCATTCTCGTCGATAATGAACTGCTGATTCAAAATATCCTTTATATACTGGTAGCACGCCTTCGTTTGTCGTGAATGTGGCGATAGGTTCAGTGTCGAATAGTGTGCCGTGTTGATGAGCTTGGCATCCAAGTCCATCCCGATTTTATATTTATTGAACCAGATATGTTTAATGGCAATACCCACTGTCTTGCCAGATTGGTTTCCGATTGCCGATATATTCGAGCCAAAAAGAAATCCTCCAATGTCTTCAATCATCTCGCCAAACTTTTCAAGCCATTGATGCCTCGGCGCTGTCGTGCGCGATAACCACATCTTCTGATAGACGTTCAGCTTTACGCCAAGAAGATGCTCAGAGAAATAAATAATATCATCGCGTCCACGCTTTTCTGCTTCGAGCAATTCCAAAAACCGAGTACGCGTATCTGCGTCCATTGTCGCGATATGAAATTCCTTCGCGAGATGCTCGAAGTTGTATGTATAATTACTCATTGACTTTTATTGGCGGTGTGTAAGTTGTCTTCAATAGGTCGAGTTGCTCGTCGGTCATCTTCCCCGATGTAGCTGTGGCGATGAGCGTCATCAGGAAGGATGCGTTCTCACGCTTCTCTTGTGATGCCTTTAACATCAATGCTGCTTTACCCTGTGCCATCTTTGTAACGTGTCCAAATACATTGACGATATAATTACGACGCTTGATGAGTTCATCGTTGTCGTAAATCTCTTCAAGCTCTTGGTCGTCGCGCAACATTTGGAATGCGTCATTGAGCAACTCGCCGCCAAGCGTGCGCAGCCCTGCCTCAATCTCTCCATCTTCTGGGCCGCCGAGAACAAGCTCTCGTTCCTGGTTTCGAGTCTTGATGACTTGATGGATGTTTCGCTTTTCAATAATTAAAATATCCTTGTCGTGCATCTGCTGCATCAAGTCCCTATCCCACTTCGTTCTCCATAGGCGAAGTTGTGTCGTATACGGATGAAACTTTTTCTCTACTGGCTCACAGACCTCTGCATTGAAATCTTGCAGTATCGTTGACAATCGTGCGTTTGGGTCTTTGACTCTTACCGCGTAATAGAAATCTTTGAACGCGGGAATCAGCTCCGTGATTTCTCCAATCTTCTGATAGCCCGTGAACTTCTGCCCATAATACGATAGCCCAACTGCGTCTATCTTCTTTTCCTTGATGTCTTTTGGAAGTTCCATATGCCTTTACTATACACCGAATGCTTTTTGATAACAAGTGTTTTCCGTGGGGCTTGACAAACTTTTATGAGGTTGTAATATGGACTTATTGAGGATAAAAAACTCAGCGTCGATTATGAGAAATACACAAACAACAATCCAATTCACAAACTCATCTGTCTCTATTGACAACGGAATTGTATTTGGTTATGATTGTAAGTGCATAGTGGACGCAAAATTTTTCACAAAGACCCCAAGGAGCAATCCGAGGGGTTTTTGTGTACTCAATAAATAAACAGTAGAATCATCGTTACGCAAAATCTATATAATGCGCAGCGACGAGACAATGCGGAATTGACCGCAATGAGTGGATGGAAAATAGCGCTCAGCAGACCAGTGTGCTTTCACTCCATCTGATAAGTCCGAGCCAGTTTTACTCTTCTGGTGAATTCAAGAGAGATGCCATATTGGAACATAGTGAAGCAGCGATATGGCTAATTGAAAACAGTCCGTGGATTCCAGTCTTTGATTGGGTGAAGATGGTTTTGTAATGCTTCGTGGCTTTTACAAAACGTTACTACTTCTTCATCCAATCAAGGACTCGGAATATTCTAAGTATTACTCACACGGATATGAACTGCATGGCCTTAGAGACCTTCACGAACAAAAGAGCTGGGGTGCGGCTTCCTCTAAATACGCCGCCTTTATACTGACTCCCTTACAGGAGAAA